AATAATAAACCGATACAGCAACCAATAAATGAGCCTATTCCTAAAGGTATATTAGTTGCTAAAATTCCAGCAATTCCATCAGAAAAAGCATTTCCAATACCAGCTCCCAAAATAGTCATTAAACCAGTTGGTAGCTTTTTAAAAAATTTCTTTTCAATAGAAATTCCAGTAAAAGCTCCCAGCAACATAATGAAATTATCAAAGAAGCCGAAAACAATATATTCAGTCATTTTTTACACTTTCCATAAAAAAAGGGTGTTATTGCTAACACCCTTAATTTTTATTAATTGTTTAAATAACCTATCAAACCTTTTACGTTTTTTTTAGCTAGTTTTATAACTTCTTTAGCTTGTTCGCTTGATATGTTATTAATTGCTTTTAGTTGCCATATTTTAGGATATTGTCCAAACTCTTTAAAAAATATTTTAGTTGGTTCAATAGCTTTTAATATGTTCTTATCAGTTATCATATTTACACTTCCTTTATTAAGTTATTAGTTGTATAAATAAACATAAGTTGAAATCAGCTTATTAAAGTTGTCAATAGCTGTCAACATCTAAATATATTAAATAATGTCAAATACAGAAAAATACACAAATGGTAATCTTGAGCTAGTTTTTACAGAACTAGAAAAGGGTGTTTCTATTAGAAAAGCACTTGAAACAATAGACGGCTCATGGAGTGGTTTTTTAAAAGCCATGAAAAGAAAAGAAATCAGGGCAAAATATGAACAGAGCAAAAAAGACGGCATAGAATTTTTGCTTTCAAATAGCATTGACCTACTTAATAGTACCATCGCAGATTTTAAACAAAATGGTAGAAATGCTAACGCACTTGCAACAAGCCATTTAATTAAAGAAATACTATCAATAAGTAGATGGAGAGCTGAAAAACTACTACCAACCTATCAAAAACAATCAAAATTAAGCCATCAATTTGAAACGCCATTAACAATCAAATGGCAAAAAGATTAATTAAATCAATCATTATTGATTGTAATTTTCCTACCTTTGTATCAAAGGGTCATGAACCCATTATAGCAAAGGTAGATAAAAGAAAAAAAATAAACTCAAACTAGAACCATATCAGTTTAGGTTCAGATTATTAACGTAAAAAGTAGTACCGATAAATAAAGATTATCACCGATAATAGTAATGAACTGAAAAAAGCTAACACCCAGCCGTCAATTTAAAGGGTACACCTAAAAGTTGTACGCATACTTTTTTTATTATATTAGGAGGTACGCACAACCAACTTAAGAAAACCATGTTTGATTTTTTAAATAAAAGCCACATTTCTGCCATAGTTCTGATCTCTGAGAAAAACAAGTCAGTCAGTATTCATTTCACAGGCTTTGAAGATCATAATGAAGCCAAGCACTTCAGCCACTTTATTGTGGATGAGCTAGGCATTAAAACTTCAGAACCTTTTAACTCCTTGCAAATCCCCCCTAATACAACTATTCATTAGCGATGGCCAATTACAAGCCGTTGCCTTTTGGTTTAACGATTAAATCCAGTTCTATTCAAGGACTGGGGGTTTTTACTGCAATTGCTATTAAACAAGGAACCAATCTAGGAATGTCGCATCTACAATTTGGTTCTGAGATTATTCGCACACCGCTTGGCGGTTTTATTAATCATTCTGATAATCCTAATTGTGAAAAGGTGAAGCTACGCTTTACCAACATGGACAATCACAAGCTAACGTTTGATTTTAAGAAGTGGAATTTAATAACAATTCAAGACATTAAAGCTGGTGAGGAACTCACTGTGAAATATGAATGGTATAAAGTATAATGGGGGGTTTTGTTTTAAATGCCTGAAGTCGTTATTCCCTACAAGCCCAGAAGATTACAGAAATTTTTGCACAATCAAATCCCCAAGCACCGATTTAATGTTATTATTGCACATAGACGGTCTGGCAAAACGGTGTTGTGCATCAATCATCTGATTAGAGCCGCCCTGACTAATCCGCAGCCGAATCCCAGGTACGCCTTTATCGCACCGACTTTCAAACAAGGCAAAAGTACGGCATGGGACTATATTAAAAATTATTGCAGAAATATTCCTTATATAAAATTCAATGAATCAGAACTCCGATGCGATTTTCCTAACGGTTCTAGGATTACTATACTGGGTGCCGAAAATGACCAGGCGTTAAGGGGGATCTTTTTAGATGGTTGTGTCTTCGATGAGACGCAAAACATTAGTCCAGTCCTTTTCCCAGAAATTATCCGACCTTCTTTAGCTGATCGAAAAGGTTGGTGCATTTTTATCGGTACACCCAAAGGTCAGAATTATTTTTATAAACTTCACAAACAGGCTTTGGAGGAAGAAGATTGGTGGACAGGAACTTATAAAGCCTCCCAGACTAAAGTGCTGGATGATAAGGAATTGTCGGCTGCACAAAGGGTAATGTCAAAAGACTTGTACGAACAGGAGTTTGAATGTTCGTTTCAGGCTGCCATTACTGGTTCCTATTATGGAAAAATCATTGAGGAGCTTGAAAAATCTAATCGTATTACCGAAGTTCCCTACGATGAAAATTTAAAAACTGAAACCTGGTGGGATTTGGGTCTTAAAGATTCTACCGCCATTTGGTTTATTCAGCGTTTGCAAAGCCAACTAAGGGTCATAGACTATTATGAAAATTCTGGAGAAGGTCTGGATTTTTATGCTGACGTTCTGGATTCAAAACCTTATAAATATGATAGACATATAGCTCCGCATGATATAAAAGTAAGAGAACTTGGAGCTTATGGTAAATCAAGGTTGGAATCGGCTTTGGAATTGGGTATATCATTTGATGTAGCTCCGAAACTTTCAATCGAAGATGGAATTGAAATGGTGCGGAAAACTCTACCCCAATGCTATTTCGACAAAAACAAAACTTATCAGGGAACTGAAGCGTTGAAGGCTTACCAAAAAAAATGGGATGAAAAAAATCAGTGCTTCAAGAACCGACCAACGCACAATTTTGCTTCTCATCCATCTGACGCTTTTAGAACAGGGTGTACTTTTTTCGGAGGAAAAGTTAGCGACTGGAAAAAGAAAATTAAAGTGGACACAAGCTACGTAGTTTAATCATGGCAAAAAAAATTCTAAAATTAGAAGACCCAACCTTAAGAAGTATTCTTCAAGGACAAATCACTAATGCGATTGGGTATCTAGGCGGTCTCCTTTCCGATCAAAGGGAAAAATCTTTAAAATATTATCAAGGCGATCCATTAGGCAATGAAATGGCTGGAAGAAGCCAAGTCGTTAGTACCGATGTCGCTGACACCGTTGAAAGTTTATTACCGAATTTATTAAGAGTTTTTACTTCATCAGACAAAGTGGTGCAGTGCGAACCAGTCAGAGCTGAAGATGCACCGTTAGCCGACCAGGCAACCGCTTATCTCAATCATATTTTTTATAAAGAGAACGATGGCTTTACTCTTTTGTATAATTTTTTCAAAGATGCCTTAGTGGAAAAAAATGGAATCCTAAAAATCTTCTATGATGAAACCGAAGAAGTCGAACATGAAACTTATAAAAACCTAACCGATGAAGAATATAAAGTTTTAGTTGATAACCCTGAAGTGGAAATTCTTGAAGAAGAAGTAAGGGATGATGAGAAAGCTGCTGAACAAATTGAAATAATGAAAGCTCAAACGGCTGGACAAACGATGTCGGTTGAAGCATTAGAAGTAGATATTCCTATTCCTCAACTCCATGATTGTCGAATTAAACGAATATCTAAAAAAGGAAAAATTAAAGTAGAGTCTATTCCACCAGAAGAATTTTTAATTGATAAGGATGCGGTTAAATTAGAGGATGCTTTGTATGTAGCTCACAGGGTTGAAATGAGCAGAACCCAATTAGTTGAAATGGGTTATGACAAAGACGAAGTTTATAATTTACCAACCTCTGATGCAACCATTATCAATATGGAAAAATTAGCAAGATTTAGAAATATTGAAGACTATCCTTATGATACCTCCAACGATCCTTCTACACAAAAAATTCAAATTTATGAAAATTATATTCGTTATGATTATGATGGCGATGGTATTGCCGAATTAAGAAAAGTCGTTTCGGTTGGATCATCAGGTTATTATATTTTAGAAAATATGCCATGCGATCAAATTCCTTTTGTTTCGGTTACACCGATTCCAATGCCGCATAGATTTTATGGAAGGTCTGTGGCTGAATTAGTGGAAGACATCCAGTTAATGAAATCCACAGTGATGAGACAACTGTTGGATAATATGTATCTAACCAACAACAACAGAGTGGCGATCATGGATTGCATGGTGAACATGGATGATATTCTTACCACTAGACCTGGAGGGATTGTTAGAACCAAACAACCACCGAACCAAGTCATGCAGCCGATACAGGCTC